CCGGTGCGCTGCGCCATGTTGTCCAGCTGGTCGCCGTAGTCTGCGGCGACCTTGACCGTGGCACCGATGGCAGCCGCAGCGGCCGTCGCCGACAGGCCGATGCCGGCCATGCCGGACAGCGACAGGCCTTTTGCCGACATCGCCTCCAGGCTGCCGAGCTGCGCCTGCAGGCCGCGCAGCGCGCCCTGGGCGACCGCGACACCGCGCGGCACGCCGCTGGCGTCAGCGGTGATCTTTAGCGCAACTTCCTTGTCAATGGCCACTGTTCAGCACCTCAACTGCCGTGATGTAGAGCCGCCACGGGTAAGCCAGAATGCCGGCATGACCGCGCATGGCGCAAATGCTCAGCGAGCGGTCGAGATCATGGACGCCGCCTCCGCCTCGATGGCCCGGGCGACCTTTTGCACGGCCGCCCGCACCCTGAAAAAATGCGGATTCAGCGCCTTGCAGGCGTCCCGCAGCGGCAGCAGTTCGCCATACGTCAGGGCTTCCATGCCCGCCGCCGTGGCGTCCGACATGCGCGCCAGGTCATCCAGACTGCAATCGTCGAAGACCATCGACCCCAAAGGGTCGACAGCGACGCCCGCTTCGATCTCGACCAGCCAGGTGCGCACCTCGGCAACGGTCAGTTCCCTGACCGTGACCTGAACGCCCGCCAGCTCGACGACTTTTGTCGCGGCCATCAGTCTTCAAGAATGATCGTGAAGTATTGCGACTTGCCCGCCGTAACGATCTTCTCGTCGGCTTCCATGGTGCCGGTGATCGACATGTTGGCGAAATCCTCGCCGATCAGGTCAAGACCTTGCGGTGCGCCCAGGCGAACCTTGTGGAACTTGCCGGTGGCATCCTTGCCATCGACCAGATTGACGCCGACGAACTTGATGGCCACCAGCGGCGCTGTATTCAGCAACGCTTCGATGGTGGTATGACCGGCGGCCGTGGTTTTTTCTCCCCACAGCGCCAGCGCCAGGTTGGCGGCGGACAGGTCGCGGAAATCGATTGCCAGCTCGGCGGAATCGACCCGGGCGAACGAGGCGTAGTTGCCGCCGGCAGCGCTGCGGTAATTCTTCAGGGTCTTGCGGTCTTCGGAGAAAGACGGAACCAGCTTCGAGACGTTGCCGACATCGACGAAGGTCAGGGAATCGAAAGCGGTGGTATCGGACCACGGTGCGACGGACACAATGCCGGCGCCGATGAATGCGGACATGGCGGTACTCCTGAAAGGCCCGCTGACGGGCAGTTGGGTTCAGGCTTCAGTGTCTGCATTGGTGACCGGCGCCGCCTGTGGCGAAATTTCAGGGCGCGGCGAGGTTCTCGACGACATCGATCACGATGACGATATTGGCCGACACGATGTCCAGGCCGTCCTGGCGCGGCGAGATCGAGCGGCCGTCATAGCGGCAGGCGATGGCGCGCTTGTCGCCGAAGGTCAGGTCGCCGGAAAACACGGCTTTCTTGAGGTCGGCAACGATCTTGCGGCCGGCGACGTTCGGGTGATCCGGATCGCACGCCGTGTGCCCTTCGATCACCCAGGGCAGCGATGCCTTGCCGTTGGGCGCCTGCTGGCCGGACGGCTCATCGTCATCTTCCAGCATGACGACGCAGGGCATCTGTGTTTCATCCAGACGGCGGCGGCCGTCGAAGATGCGCAGGCCGATGTCGGTCTGGTAACCGTTGGCGATGGTGATCTGCGCCAGGCGCGTCGCCAGCTCGGCGGCGATCTTGTCTTCGATGCTCATGGTGTTTTACCCAGTGCCTTTGAAAATTCGTAACGCGCCTGGCGCAGCAGCGCCTCTTCCAGCTCGGCTTCGACATCCGGGGCGATGGTGTCGATGACGTTCCTGAACACCTGGTCGACCGACAGGCCGTAGAGGTGCTTGAGGTCACGTTTTCCGGTGCCCGTTCGGATGAAGACGCCCATGCCGTTGCCGCCTTCGGACTTGCCGGCACGCAACGGCATGAAAAAGGCGCCTGGCAGCTTCTGGCGCGGCGAACGGCGCAGTTCCTTGACGGTAATGCCGGCCGGCACCGATCCGGCGGCGATGCTGCGCGACGGATCGCCGCTGCCGGCATGGATGCCCCACAGCTTGCCGCCACTGTGGCCGGTGCCGCGCTTGGCGCCTTTGTCCTTGCGCGTCACCTGTTTGGCGCCGTAGGTTTTGAGCGTGGTCGGGCGACGGCGGGCAGAAATGACGGCAACCCGGGCGCCGGCATTCGCCTTGCGCAGCCCCATGCGCTCGCGCACATAGGCCGGTGTCAGATTGACGACGCTGGTGATCTCGCGCCGCGAGCGCGTCAGGTTCTTGGCGGCGACGGCATTGACCGCCCGGTAGGCGGTTTTTTCGACGACATCGGCGCCCAGGCCCAGCTCGCGGGCGACCTGTTCGAGCAGCTCCTTATTGACGACGACGATGCGGCTCACCGCAGCACCACGCTGATCGTATGGCCGTCGTTTTCCTGAATGGCGTCGACCACATAGTTTTTCGTGTCGACCACCAGCGGGTCGCCGACCTTGGGCGACTCGGCGGCTGGAATCGTGGCGAAGCTGCGATAGCCGGTGACCTGGCCGTATTCGCCGGTAACCGCGACGCCATGCTCCAGAATGACGATGACCGGCAGTCCACGCAAAAGCGCCTCCTGCCCGAGGCGGGCAAAGAGGCGCGAGTGCATTCTTTCGAATGCGTCAGCCACGTTACACCTTGGTCAGCTTGATGACAGCGCGCGGACGGGTGCAGAGGTTCAACGGGTTGGACTGGACTTCCATCTCGATGCCGCGTCCGTCGTTGCGTTCCCACTGGCGGGCATAGATACGCTCGCCCAGCGTGCCGGCGGCGCCGACGAAATCGCCCGGTGCGAAGCGGGTGATGAACAGCTCGGGCACGCCTTCCGGAATGGCGTAGGCGTCGTCGTCTTCAACCTTGACGGCCGAGGTGCCACGGTAGCGTTCCCAGATCACGCCGCCAAACTCGAATTCCATGCGCGGATCGCCGCGCAAAGACGAAGCCTGTTGCGTGTTCAGGTAGGTTTCCTTGACGACCGGGTGCTCGATCAGCTCAGACCAGAAGCTCTTGCCGCACATCACGCGGACGCCGGTGAAGGACAGACCGCCGAGCGCATCCTCGATGTATTCGAGCATGGTCATGATCTTCTGGCGCACCTTGGTAGTGGCGGTGGGCAGTGCGAAGCCGAGCGTCTGCTGCACGACGCCGAATTCTGTAAACAGGCTGACTGCCGAGCCACCTGCGTTCATGTACTGGCCCTTGATCGCCATCAGGCGATGCGACTCGATGGTGTATTCGATCGAGTTGCGCATCGGCTGCATGCGTTGTGCCACAACCTTGACGATCGTTTCCAGATCGCTGTCGGTGCCGAAGGAGCGAACGCCCGTCACCTGGTCGGCGGTCAGGTAGTCCGGCAACGCGATGTGCGGAACGCTGAACGAGCGCAGCGCGCGGCCGGCGTGAGCCATCGGGGTAGACGGTGCGCCGCGCTGGGTCACGTCGACCAGCTTGAGCACGCCATCCTGCGATTCGATCGACACCGTCAGGGTGTTGATCGAGCTTTCGCTGAAGAGGCCGAGCTTTTCAATACGGCCGGGCTGATACGGCAGGTTCTGCACTGCCGCCGTGAGTTCGACCATGCTGAACGCATCGTCCTTGAAAATATCCATGTGTGCCATTGTCTTTTTCCTTTGCGGCGGCGGTTAGCGGATGATGATGCCGAGCGCGACGAGATCGGCCTTGCCGGCGGTCTTGTCGCCAGCGTCGTTGGTGCCGGCCCAGATCAGCAGCGCGTCGGAAACTTCGGCGTCGCGGGCGATGATGACGCCCGGTGCATCGGCGGCGCTGGCATCGACGGCGGCATAGAGCGCGCCGACGGCGGTCTGCGAGCCGTCCACGTTATCGTCGTCATAGGCGGTGATCTTGCCCGATGCGGTGATGCGGCCGACGACGGTGCCGGCGGCCAGGTTCTGGCCGGAAACGACGGTCACGGCCTCGCGGCTGCGGGTGCCGTTGGCTTCCGAAAGAATGAATTCGCCCGCGTGCCGGGCCTCGGTCAAAGTTGCCATTTTTTACTCCTTGGTCTGGCGTTGGGATTTCAAAACCTTCGCCCAGATGTCCTTGCCACTGCGGGCGGCCGGATTCGGGGTCGAAATGTGGTGATTGATCGGCATGGCGCGGTCAAGCGCGGCGCGGGCTTCCATCAGGCGCTGGCGAACGCTGGCCAGCGGCAGGCGGGCCTTGATCAGGCCGGCGGCCACCTCGGGCAGCTTGGCAGCGGCGCAGACGGCGACGACTTCCCTGGCTTCGGCGATGGCGGCGACCGCATCGGCCTCGGCCTTGATCGCCGGGTCGAGAATGAAGGCGTCGGCATGCGCGGCCATGCCGGCAGCGGCGGCCAGCGCGACGATGCGGCTGGACAGCGCGACGGCGTCGATCTGGGGATCTTCGTTTTGTTCTGGTTCCGGCGCCGGGTCGGCGACGGGCGGAGCGATTGAGGCGCGGACGTTTTCCGGCAGGCGCTCCATGTCGAAAGCAGCGGCGACCTTGAGTTCGGCCTGCAGCTCGTCGGCGAAACCTTTGGTGACAGCCTCTTCGGCATTCAGCCAGGTCTCGGCATCGAGCAATGCCTTGATCTCGTCATCCGGCAGACCGGTGCGCTTGGCGTAGATGCCGATCAGCGAGGCGCCGATCTTGTCGAGCACGTCAGCCATCTCGCGCAGGTCGTCGGCGTTGCCGTAGGCCATGTTGAGCGGGTTGTGAATCATCATGAAGGCGTTTTCCGGCATCACGATGGTGTCGCCGGCCATGGCGATGACCGAGGCAGCCGAAGCGGCCACGCCCATGATGGTGACCTCGACGGCCGCCGGGTGCTGGCGCAGCGCGTTGTAGATGGCCAGCGCATCGAACACGGCGCCGCCGGGCGAGTTGATCGCCAGCTTGATGGTCGTTGCGTCGACCGCCTTCAAGTCGCCGATGAATTGCTTGGCCGTCACGCCCCAGTAGCCAATCTCGTCATAGATCGAGATTTCGGCAGTCTTCTGGTCGGCCTTGGCCTTGATTGAGTACCAGTTTTTCACCTGGTGCGCTCCTTGATGGATAAGTGAGCGCTATCGTGTTACTGGCGAACATCCGCCGCCTGTGGGGAAATTTCAGCCGGCGATCAGCAGCATCTCAAGCAGCACGTCGCGGGCATCTGCTTCGGCCGCGATCGCTGGCTGCGCGGTCATTTGCGCCGCTGCGGAAAGGCTCAGGCGGGCGCTGGATTCGAGGCTTGCAGAGAGGTCGACCGCAACCGTGGCCGGAATGACCAGGCGCGCTTGCGAGCGCACGGCGCAGCGCAGCACAAGCAGCGTATCGGCATGCGCAGTGT